ATTATGAAGATAATAAAGAAAGTATTTGTCAAAAAATGAAAGAATATTATGAAGACAATAAAGATAGTCTTTCTCAAAAAAAGAAAGAATATCGTAAAGATAATAAAGAAAGTATTTCTCAAAAAAGCAAGGAATATTATCAAGATAATAAAGATAAAAAGAAGGAATATTATCAAGATAAAAATAAAGAAAGAATATTATGCGAATGTGGAAAAACAGTTCGAAAAATGTCTTTACCAAAACATATAAAAAGTATTTGTCATCAAAGGGTCGTCTTTTAAAAGTAAAGTAAATAAATTTTTTTATTATATTGGATTATAATCAAAAAATGTTTTTTTATTTTATTAAAAAAATGAATTAAAAAAATATATTTATTATAATAAATAAATGGATAACATTGACAAAATTGTAAAGGTAGGACGTCCTAAACTACCCGAAGAAGAACGATTAAGAAGAGTAGAAGAAAGAAGACAAAGAAAACTGAAGGGTTGTGGTGCTGGTAGAAAGAAACTGACTGAAGAAGAGAGGTCGAAAAGAGCAGAAGAGAGAGTGGTGGAGCAAGAGAGAAAAACTAATCCAAGCGAAGCAATGTCAGTTCCACAAGCAGGAATTGAAGCAGAACGTCGTCCAGAAGGAGCAAAACCAAGAGGAAGAAAACCATTAACTGATGAAGAAAGAGAAAGAAAGCGTATAGAGAAGAATGAGAAAAATAGAAAGAAAGTTTTAACTGAAGAACAGATACTACGAAAGAGAGAAACAACAAAAAGATTTTTATCTAAACCAGAAAACCGAGAGAAACATAGACTAGCAATGGTAGATTATAATTTAAAAAATAAGGAGAAATTGAAAGAGAAGAGAAAGGGATATTTTAAGAATTATTTTGAAAAGAAAATCCAAATGGAATTAGAAAAACGGTTGGAAAATAGTAGTTAAAGAAATAGTTTTTATTTTGAAAAACAAAATAAAAAAAAACGAATTTAAAAAATGTTTTCTTTATATAAATAAATATGACAATTAGTATTAAAAATATTAATATGGAGGAACCACTCGAGGAGAAACAACCCGAAGGGAAACAACCCGAAGGGAAACCAAATGAAGTTGTGGAACACGGAGTGGCGGAGCAAGAAAATTGTGAAACTCAAAAAAAAGATTGGGTCTTCTTTCTCACAGAAGAAATCGATATGGACGCTTTGAGATTGATTAGAGATAATTTTAAGTTTATTTTTGAAACTTTTTATAAGGGAAAGATGAAGGTTTTTAATGATATGACTGGGGGATATGAAGAAACTACTGACTTTAAAACCGCAGAAACTGTTGTTAATAATCTTTATACTTCCAAAGAGAGAACAAATAAAGTTAATTACGAATTTACTCCTAAAAAAATTACTTATGGTAGAAGGTTCCATAGAGTTCCATCTCTTCAGGAATGTCCCCGACAAGTTAGACATACTATCTCAAAAAATATTTATTGGGATATTGATATAAAAAACGCACATCCGATATTTTTATGGGAATATGTTAAAAAAATAGATTTTTATCACCCCGTTTTAGAACTATATATAAACAACAGAGAACCTTTCTTACAAAAACTTATTGATGAAGGTCATTTTCAAAATAGAGATGAAGCAAAAGCATATATTCTTTCGATGATAAATGGAGGAGGAAAAAGAAATCATCAAAATAACGATTTGAAGACTTTTTATAGTAATCATCAAGAATTTTTAAATAAATTCTTCACAAATAAAAATAACAGTAAATATAAGTCCAGAGCAGAAACTAAAATGAAAAGTAAGAATAGTAAAGCAGAAGCAGAAAATAAAAAGACACAAGAAAGAGAAAATTTAAAGAAAGTATTTCAAAATGAGAAAGGTATAGCGTTAAACTACTATTTATGTGAGATAGAGAATATTGTTTTAGGACATATTGAGGATTTTTTAACAGAGAAAGGGATACAATATGGAACCCTTTGTTTTGATGGTTTGATGGTTTATAAGAAAGATTTGAAAGAAGAAGATTTGAAAGATTTTTTGATTGAGTTAGAAGATTATGTTGAAAAACAGATGAAATATAGATTAACTATCTGTGAAAAACCAATGGAAGAATTTATTAATTTAGAAGGATTAGAAAAGAAACCCGATATAGATACAAGTGATGAAGGATATGGAGGATTGATTTATTCTTACCTTAAAGATAGTATTAAATACAATCCTAAAACTAAAGATTTTTATAAATATAATGATGAAGTTCATTTATGGAAAAAAATGGATATGGATTGTTTGATTTTGTTTATCTCAAATTTATTATTTGATTATATTAATATGTCCCCTAATCCAGAACTTATTAAAATTGAACTATCCAGAATTCGTTCTTCTACCGAACAGACCAAGATTTTAAAGCAAATTAAAAGTCATATTAGATTGAGAGATGATAGTGAATTTATCGTTAATCATTTTAATAATAAAAAAGGTGTTTTTCCATTAAAAGATGGAAAATTAATAGATTTTAGAACTGGAGAAGTGAGAGAGAGAGTTAAAGAAGATTATTTCACAAAAGAAACAGAAAGAAGTTTTGTAAATTTAACAGAAGAAACTCATAATTTTATTAGAGATTATTATATATCTGTTTTAACTACTATTGATGGGGTTAAACCAAGACCCGAATATGTAGATTGTCTTTGTAGTGTTATGGCGTATATGATGACTGGAGAGAATAATTTGAAAAAATTTGTTAATTTAATTGGAGATACTGGTGATAACGGTAAGAGTGTTTTTTTAGAACATCATAGAGAGATATTTGACTTTTTTTCTGTTTCGGGGAATAAAAGAAGTTTTCTATCTCAAAATAGTTCTTCTAGTCACGATGCTGAAACTGTTGCTTTAATTGGTTCAAGAATGGTTATTTTGAGTGAATTAGGAAGAAGTGATAAATTTAATGAGGAACTAATTAAAGCAATCTCTGGTGGGGATACTCAAAGTTTAAGAGGTTGTGGGGAGAAAGAAACCAATAACTATTTATTCCAGTGTATATTAATTATTGCTACTAATATTATGGCGATGTTTGATGGTTCTGTATTTAAAGAACGTTTATTGTGTGTTAAGTTTAATAATAAGTTCTCTAAAAATCCAGATTATGTTGATAAAATTAAATCTATGAAAGATGAGTTCTTCTCTTATCTATGTAGTTATGCTAAAACCTATTATGATAATAACCGCCAAATTACTTTTGTTGATGAAATTATAGATTTTACTAATCAAGTGAAATTAGAGGGAGATAGTTTTCAACAATGGATTAAGGATACACAACCCTATGAACCGACTGATGTTGAGAATTCCTATATCATCAGGACTGACGCATACGAGTTATATAAACTTTATATTAAAGAAGAACATCTTCTTGATGTGGGTAGAAACATATTTTATATTAAATTTGAAAAACATTATAATGTTATTGTTAAAGAGAAGAGAATACAACAATCATTTAATCCTACGGAGAATAAAAAGACCAGAGTTTATTATGGATTAATTGATAATCAGTAATTTATTTCCTTTCCCTATTTTAATTAGAATTATTAATTATTATATATACTGTCCCCGTTCCCGTGTTCCAGTTTTGTTTTCGTTGCCGATTGTATAGAGTTCATTTATCACTTTATCACTCTAAAATAAAAGTGATAAAGTGATAATTATACATATGATTAGAGAACTCTAAAATAAAACTGGAACACGGGAAACAGGGACAGAGAGAAAATAATTAATAATTCTAATTAAAACGCTTCCACTTCCTATAGTCCCTATTTTAATTAGAATTATTAATTATTATATAGACTGGCGCTGTTCCCGTGTTCCAGTTTTGTTTTCGTTGCCGATTGTATAGAGTTCATTTATCACTTTATCACTCTAAAATAAAAGTGATAAAGTGATAATTATACATATGATTAGAGAACTCTAAAATAAAACTGGAACACGGGAAACGGGGACAAAATAAAATTGAATAAAAAAATTAACATCTTAAATATATTTCAACTACTAAACCAAAGACCAAAGAAAGATGTCAAACGAACTTAACGAACACCTGCCTAAAGAACTGTCCGCCATCGTAAATTCCTATGTGGATTTAGAAGTATTTTTCCTAGACGACTATGAAAAAAGAGTTCAACTCACAACTACCTATTATGAAGAAAACGAAGAAAACGAAGATGACGAAGAAAACGAAGATGACGAACCAGAATACCTCTACCGCGACGAAAAAGACGAAATATACATCGTAAAAGACGATGTCAATTGTTATTTTTTAGAACCAGACAAATATTCGCTTGGTATTGACCCCGATGGAAGAGTTTTTTTTAAAGGTTATGACAAAGCAAAGGAACCAACCAAAAACTATGACAATGAGTATAATAACCCAGACATCCGTCCCCATTTATGTTTAATATCAACTCACTCAAAAAGAGAAACACTTCTTCCAAAAGGGAACGATTACAATGGGTATAAAATGACTAAAATGTCTAAAGAAGAGTTAATCAAGAAATATAAAAAACAAATAGATACTATTCTAACATCAATCAAAATTAACCTAGTTTATTATATGTATGAGATACATTTTAATAGATGTTGTATATTGTCTGGAGATACTAAAAAACTAAATAAATACTATACTAAAAATGAGAAGAATGAGAAGAGTTTTGAACGGTTCTCTCAACTTTTGGATTAAACTATTATTGTATTAGAAAAAAATTGAATAAAAAAAATGATATATACTTTAAAAATAAAATGTCTAGTCCAAAGAATATTATATATCCTGATGAAGTGTTTATTATTAATCATAAAGATAAATCGTATGAAGAGAGTATGATGGAACTATTAAATTTTGTAGTTAATCTACTGAAAATTGAAAAACCCATAAATATTGATTTTGAAAGTAATTATTTAAGAGGTTTTTCCTTTGAAAGTAATAATAAAGAATATTATGTTAGAACTTGGTCTATTACAGAGAATGATGAAAGAATATATATAGACTATTCTGTTTCGTTTGATTAACAGTCTTCTCTTATATCTTGAATAAAACAAAAAAATGAAAAAAATTCGTATGAAAATACGACATACGAATTTTAATTACATAAAATAAAAGATTATTACAAGATTTAACAAATTAAAAATCTAAATCAAATCTAAAAAAGAAGAATTAGATTTTTTTATATAAATTTTGGATACTTATAATGAAATATAAATTTATTTATACAATTAAGTATCATTTTATATCTAAATCTAAATTACAAGATTTAAATATTGTAATTTAGATTAGATTTATTTTGTAATAATCTAAATTTATCTAATTTCGTTTATTGAAATTTTTGTTTTTTTTGAAAATTTTATTTTTTTCTCTCTTTATAATAAATGGAGTTACATAAAATCGTTTTTTCAAAAAAAAGTGGTTTATCAAAAACAGATGTTGAAAATGAAATTGAAAAAATGCTTGGAAAAAGAATGCGAGTAAGAGAACTAAAAAATAACTATACTACTCAACTTCATCCAAAAAAACATTTTGAAGAAATTAATAAGCATAAAGTAAATAAACATATTGTATTACACGCGGGAGAGTTGAAACCAGAGTTTAGACATTTATCTGGAGATGGTTTATTTCAAAAGGCATTGGACTTTGGGAAGAGTATCGTCAAAAAAGTTAGTGAAAATCTTCCAACTGTGAAAAAAGGTTTAGATATCGCAACGAAAGCGGTTTTTGAAAGTAATAAACCAAGTGAAGGTGCTTTTGTGAGAGATGTTTTAATGCCTTCTAATTCAACTCTACATAAAATGGAAATGTCTTCCTATTCTAAAACTCCAGAGAAAGAGATTGATGGATTTAAACTTGAAAGATATACTGATACATTGAAATTCTATGTCAAAGGAAATGTAGCAATTGTTGCTATTAGAGGAACTGCTGATGCTAATGATGTTAAGACAGACGCATTAATTCCATTGGGAAAGGCAAGTTCTTCAAAAAGATATAAAGATGATTTGAAAGAAATGAAAAACTTTAAGAAAAATTTCACTGGAGAGATATTCGGTGTGGGGCATAGTTTAGGTGGGGTGATTTTAGATTTATTTATAGACGCTGGATTAATCAAACAAGGTGTTAGTTATAATCCTGCTATTGAACGGAAATTTATGAACTCTAATCGAAATTTCCGCATTTATCTTAACGATAATGAAGCATTATATCAGTTAATGGGACAATACTCTAATCCAGAAAGTCTTGAAGTAAGAAAGAAGAGTAAAGTAAAAGAAGTCATTGAAAAAGTAAGTGATATTGGAAAAGTAGGAACTTCACTTCAATCTCATTTACTTTCTAATTTTGAGGGAGGTGCGTGTTGTCAGTATTGTAAAGGAAGTGGAAAAGCACAGAGTGGCGAAGCATCTGGTGGTAGTGATGGAGAAGTTAAACCAATTACTGAAGCACAGAAGAAAGCGTTTATGAAATTGAAAGGTTTCAAACAGATAATGGAAGCATATATAGCACATAAGAATAAAAGTTTAACTGGTGGAGATAGAGCGTCAGCACTACTTGCGAAAATTAAGTCAGGAGAGTTTCAAAAGTCTTTAGAAAATATGGCGACAGACAAAGGGGCGTCTAATCGTGCTTTAATGGAAGATGTTTATGCTAAAAGCGACTTTTGGGATGATGCTAAAGATTGGTTCAATAAAGCGGGAACTGATGTTAATCAATTCCTCAAAGATAATAAAGTAGTATCAACTATTGCGGGTATTGGTAGTGCGTTAGTGAGTGTCATTCCGGGGGTTGATGCTATTGTTTCACCTATTCTAGCGGGAGTAAGTGCTACTGCCGATACTCTTGGTTATGGTTATGGTTCTGGTTCTGGTAATTTTGGAAGACAAATTGGTTCTGGTAAGAGAAGAATAGTAATGTTATAAAAATTGTTATAAAAATTTTTTATTTTATTTTTTTCTTGTTATAGAATAAAAAATGTCTGCTTCGTTGTTAATTAATCAATCTACAGGTATGATACACGAGCAATTGTATCAATCAAGTTTAACTAAAGCAGTCGCTACAATGTCAAGTGACCCTACTTCAGTTTCTTTTCTGTGTCCTCATAGTGTTATCACTGTTATTCCACTAGAAAGCACCACTTTTGTTTCATCATCTTCTGTTGTTGAAATGACTGTTGATAACAAATTCAAGATTAATAAAACTGGGAGATTTAGATTTAAGGCAAGTGTATCTGTTGGAAATTTAGCATCTCTCAACGCTTTTGCTTTAGCACCCGTTAATGAAATACCAATTGCGACCGCTTTTGCGATGAATTTTGCTGATGCTACTACTACAACTATCAGAAAAGGAAGTCGCTCTATAGTTTTTACTAATTTGAATAATGTAGTCCAAATAACAATTGATACAGTAGTTAATGTCGTTGCTGGAAATGAATTTAGTTTAATTGCTGAACCTTCAACAAATGATAAGACCTTGTGGGGAGATATTGCTGGAGTTAGCATATGTCCTTTCGCTCAAGTAGAAATTAGTGAGTTATAAGATTTTTTATTAATATATTTTTGATATTAATAAAATTATTTTTTTTTTTGCGGAGTTTAAGTTCTCATTTGAAGTCTGGAGCGACCACCACTTTCTCCCGCTCCTGTTTGACCGTAACCCGCCATTTTTAGCACATCACCTGCTTTTTTCATATTGGGATTATCACTTTTTTCCAAAAATGCTCTCGCTACAGGCAGAATTTTGGGAGCATATTTAATGACGGCAGATTTAAGTTTATCAAGCATACCGGAACCAATAACGCGACCAATATCACTTTGACTAGTAGGTTCTTGCTGAAGGGTATCCAACACATCACTCTTCGATAGGATACCCAGATACTCACTGGACGTTCCTTTAGAAATAGTCATAATACCACTGTTCTGGACGACGAGGACTAATTCGTAAGTTCCGGCACCCAAGGCAACTAGACTATCGTTTCTAACCGAGATAGAGTATTGGAGCGAAGTGTTAGTGAGGGAGCCGGGGGCATACCAACTTTCTACGGGAATATGACGAGCAAATTCGAGAGATAAGATGGAACCAGAGGTTCTCACTCTGTTAGGGAAAGAACCAACCGCGTATTTAGTCGCCTGTCCTGCGAAATCCAAATAGGTGCCTGAATAACCGCTCTCCCTACTGAACCTATAGAGGTCCTGTGTGGTCGCTGATGCTAAAATTCCCGCCTGATTAAACACCTGTAATGAAATATCAGTGATAGGAAGGAAGGCATCAGGGTCATTTGCTGTTCTATTTAATTTACGGACAAATACGAACATTCTATCGGGTATCATATTGAGAGATAGAGAAGGTGATACAATTTTAGCAACTCCGCCAGTATAAATTCCAGTTCCTACGTCGTAAGTTCCCGCAGGAACTACTGTTTGGACGACATCTTTGTATATCGGCATATTGTAGAACGGTAGGACGTTGGTGCTGGGGAGGAGTTCGCTGGGGTGAGGAGTAATATAGTTCAAAATCATTTCACTCTTGATTACATTACTGATTACGCAAGAAGTAACTGCTTTCTTACATCTAAATACACGGTTAGCATTGGATGCTAAATTGAAATTGAAAGAGAGTGATTGTAACCCATAACAACCTTGGTTATTGCTGTTATTTAAACCCCATAGGAAGGGAGAAATAAAGACGGGTTCAGTTGTAGTGAAGACAATTGTAACGGTGGTTGAGACGGGTGCTCCAGTTCCGTTTAAGGCATTACCTGCTACGCTATCCAACACCCAAGAACCGTTGGGAGATACATAATCACTCTGTGTGAAATCACCGAAGGGCGAGTTCATTGTGTTCTCTGCGTCCGCATAGTCGGCATAATAATCCGATTGAACTGGAGTTGTTGAAGAATAGAAAGCGAGTTCTTCTTTCGTCATTTGCTTTAAAATCATAGGGAGAATATCTTGGACGTTAGAATTAACAGTAGAATTGTTGATTGAAACATTTACTGTCTGGAAACTTTGGTTACAGGGGAAGCCGGCGAGGGCACAATCTTTGCCGAACTCAAGGAGGCGTTGTCCCGCTGGAGCATCTCCTGTCACTTTAATCTCATAAGTGTTTCTCATTTGGAGTTTTCTATCCAAGATTTGAGTTTCACTGCCTACATTGATATTGTAGGAAATTGCCGAAGTGGATTTGGAGATTGCCGAATATACTTGCGTTGTTTTATTCTGTCCTCCAGAATAGACACCATAGGCAACTTCACTGGTTACCATCAAAAGGTCATCCTTAATAAGGACTTTACGGAAGTCATTACTCATTTGTTTTATTACTAGGGGAGAAAATAAAAAAAATAAATTTTTTTTTTATTTTTTTTTATACTTGAGATACTCTAAAGATTATTTATATAAGAGATATGTTTATTAGTTTTAAGATGTTTTGTTTTATATAGTTTTGAATATTTACCACCACATACACACGAATTTCTTTCTAATATTTTATCTCTATTTTGTAAGTAGTATTGTTTTGTTCGTTCTCTAATTTTATCTCTATTTTCCTCATAGTATTTTTTATCATTTTCTCTAATTTTATCGTGATGTTCTTCTCTCCATTCTTTTGGAGTTCTATTTGGAATTTGTTTATTACAACAATCATTATTAAGAATATACTCCGCTTCTTTTTTTGAAAGTTCTTCTCTGGAATTACAAGGATAATTTTCAATTAAAACTATTTTAGCATCTCCACATTCTATTAATGACTTGGATTTACAAGGATTTTTTTTATAAACATTACGATGTTCTACCATTCTACTACATAATCGTTGTGTAGTAGAACCATAATAAGGTAGTATATCAGGATTACTTAAAGAGATAATTTTATAAACCTTTCCGTTTTGGTAATTCGGCATTTTTAGTTTTATTTATGTTTTTTTGTGTTTAAATATCATCTTGAGAACGATTTTTTACGAAACAGAATTTTTAAACTTGCCGAACAATTTGAACCTAATTTGAAAGGATGATATTGTCCGTTTTGGTCGCTCCAAAAAACACTAATTTGAACGCTTGATATACTGGTATTACCGAACATATCAATCAACCTATATTCACTGGTAGGAGAATAGGTAATCGTGTTTTTATATTCGTAACCGATATCGAGTGGAACACAAAAGTCGGTAATAATTGGTTGTATCAAGGCATTATTCCCTTGATTGTTTAGAGTAATTGTATCGGCGTTATATTGGACTGGTTTAGAAATCATAGACGGCACGATAGGAAGCGTTGCTGATGTGAAAATAATTGATTGAACTGGGTTCATTAGAGGAAGGACAGAATACTCACTCTCTACCGTGATATAAGTCGTGATTGGACCACTGGGGTTCCCAATTGGAGGAATATTTGCCGTTAGATTTAGATTTTTAACTCTAATTCTATAATTGTCCTGATTAATACGATTGAACCCTAGGAACTCATTATCGAAGGAGTTAAACAAGGTGAATAATTGACTATTGAAAAAGATTTTAACTACCTGTGTAGGTTGATTTTCATCAAAAGTAAGATATTCGGCATAGAGAGTTGGTTTTCCAGTAGAGGGGTCCCAAGTGAAGAAAGGAGGAGCATTAGAGGGTAATACTATTTGAGCGTATAGAGCATTAAATACTGTTGCGAAACAAGTATTTATTTGATTGATAAATGGTTGAATGGTATTAAGGTAATAATACTCGTCGTTAAACGACACATTAGGAACTGGAGGAACTGATGCCGTTATATTTTGAGGCACAAAAATTACATTCGCTCCAGAACTATAAGTAATTCCTGTTCCAGTATCTAAATAAGACATACTGATATAATATTCCAATAAATTAGGGTTAGATTGTCCCTGTTTTACAATAGGAATAATTACGGGTAATGTTGCCGTTTCTAACTGGAACCGAACAACGGACATATAATACTCTGACGCATTTGTAAGAATAGGGACATTTCTGGTTTCTTCAAACGATAACTGCGGAAAGGAATTATACGGAGGTTTGCTGTCGTTATTAACAGTTCCAAGATTAAGATACAAATGGTCGCTAGATAACATTTCTTTATTATATACAGAGATATTATTTTGGAAAAAAATTGTTAATGATACAAATAATAGATTGTCAATTTTAATTAGAATTATTAATTATTTTCTCTCTGTCCCCGTTTCCCGTGTTCCAGTTTTATTTTAGAGTTCTCAAATCATATGTATAATTATCACTTTATCACTTTTATTTTAGAGTGATAAAGTGATAAATGAACTCTATACAATCGGCAACGAAAACAAAACTGGAACACGGGAACGGGGACAGTCTATATAATAATTAATAATTCTAATTAAAATAGGGACTATAGATTTAGACTGTTTAACCTAAATGTATTTTATTTTCTGGAGAAGGGACTATTACACCTATAGAAAATGATAAAAGGGACGCCCAGAACTCTTTATTAGAGTTGTCTTTATTGCTTAATTCTACTAGTGAATATACAACACACACTGTTAAAATTGTCATTTGAGAACAGTATTTTAGACAAAAACGGTTGAATAATAAACAAGATTGTTCTTCTAATTGTTCTGCTTGATGTTGTTCTTCCCGTAGGGGCGAAGCATCCATTCTGGGCGGAGCATCCCGATGTGGTTCTGTTTTAACCTGAAGAGGTGAAGCAACAGGTTCTATCATTTATTATAATGAAAATATTTTATCTTTTGTTATAATAAAATGTTTAATACAGAACGAAATAGAAACATCGCGAACAGAATGAGCGAGTATCTTTATAGAAATATTAATCACGAAGATATGGTTGCTGATGAAAAATATTTTGGAACTCTTCCGGCAAAAGGGGATAATTTAGAAATCAATGAGGATATAAGTCCTGCCGTTTATAACAAAGCAGTAAATGGAGAGAGTTTATTTGGAACTCTACCTGACCTTGCTCCCGATGATGTTCCATCTAAAAGAGTTATTGGTTCTGGTATGGAACCCGAAGTAGAAGAAGATAAGAAAGTTGTCAAATCTGCCCGTAAGGGTAAAGCAGTTGCTGTTTTTAAAGGACAAAGTGAGGATTTATTTGGAAAAGGAGCAAGTGGCGGTAGAAAACCATCATCTTGGTTGGTATTTGTGAAAGAATATGCTAAAACGAATGGGGTTAGTTATAAACAAGCAATGAAAGATGCTAAAAGTAGTTACGCATCTCAAAAAGGTAGTAAGGATGCGAAGCAACCCCGAATGGAAGTAAAGCGACCCCTTCCTGTTAAATCACAGATGAAACCGAGTGATTTAATGGGTGGTGGTGCTAATACGGGATTAACAGAAGAGCAAAAGCAGAAGTTTATGAAGTTAAAGGGGTTCAAAAAAGTATATGATTTATATCATAAAAATTTACAGGGGTCTGGTAGAGATTTAACTGGTTCGGGGTTCTTCGATGACGTCGGTAACTGGTTCAATCAGGCGGGAAAGGACATCAATCAATTTTTGAAAGACAATAAGGTGTTATCTACTGTTAGTGGAATTGGTAGTGCGTTAGTGAGTGTCATTCCGGGGGTTAATGCTCTTGTTAGTCCTGCTCTCGCTGCGGCGTCCGCTGCCTCAAAAGCACTAGGGTATGGATACTCTGCCCCGAAGGGAAAGCAAACGGGTGGTGCTAAAAAACCTTCGGCGTGGATTACTCACGTGAAGGATTATGCTAAAAAACACGGTGTAAGTTATAAGGAAGCATTGACGAAAGCGAAAGCGAGTTATAAAAAGTAAGTAAATAAAATTTTTTATTATATTGGATTATAATAAAAACTAAAATGAGAAGCATATATAATCATAGAAATCGTGTCGCAGTTGAGGAAGATGCTAATGTATCTCGAAGATTGAGAGATTTGGAGTTTAGTGCTATTAGTAGTTACAAAAAAGAGGACTTACGACCCGTAGAACCTAAAGACACAGTTGCTGTCTTCACTTTAACCAAATACATCAACGATTTGGAGAAGAACCTTACAGACCTTGCTATAGGACTTGATGCTAAATTAAATCAAGTTGTTGCTAGTATCAGTGAAACTCCAGAGGGCGTTATCGCTAGTCCCCCAGTTATTGAAAAGGGATTGTATGTTCCTGTAAGACCTGTTAGAGGGGTTAGGGGTGCTGGTATCACAGAACAAAATACAATTACAAGACTTGTTTCATCTTGGAATGCTTTTGTGTCTTATCTTCAAAGTTTCAAAAACTTAAATACAATGTCAAGAACCGATTTGGAAGAATTATATACTATTCTTGAAAAATTACTGCCGTTAATTGAAAAGAACATTAATGATATTTTAATTATTGAGAAGAATGATAAAACACAGAAATTTATATATGAGAAAGCAGTTTTAGAAGCATTAGATACAAAGATTGGGGATAGGAATATATCTAAAATTGAATTAACTCAAATTGCTCCTACTTATGAAAGTGTAGAGAGAGATATTAATTTATTGAAAGAAAAAGCAGATGAGTATAAAGTTAAATATACGGCATTAGAAGCACAAAAAGATGCTCTAAATAAGAACTTAGAAAACGAAGAAGAACAATTAAAACAGTTGATGGAAGATTATGCTGTCTGGAATACTCAACAAAATTCTTTATACAACCGAGAACAACGAGATATAGAAGATAGAGATAAAGAAATACGAAAGGCAAAAGAGGATAATAAAAAAATAGAATTGGAAAATGAAAAAAATAGACAAGACGCTTTAAAATATAACGCTCCTATACCTATTCCTAAACCTAAAGTTCCAGTTCCAAATGATATTATTCCAACTATTGCTAAACCTACAAAGACGAATGAACCTAAAAAATTCTCTACTTCTTATCCTTATATAATTAATCTTAATGATGCGAAAAAAGAAGTTGAAAGATTACAAAAAGAGAAAGAAGACCTTAATAAACAAGATGTAGCAAAAGAGTTTAAAGAAGTTAGACAACGTATTCGAGGTGGTGAAGATTTTAGACAGAAAATTGTTAAAAAAGAAGAAATTCGGGATAGACAGATTGCCCCTACAAAGGTAATCCATTATCACGGTGATTTAAATGATTTTTATAAAGATGATGTTAATTAACTTTTTAAAAAATCTTGTTAATAATAAATGGATTTGAATGAAAAAAGAAAGATTGAAAACGATTTATTAGAGTTTGTTAATTATTTAGAATACGATGAAGGAGATGATGATGGTGATATTCTACTTCTAGGAAGTGCTGGAATGAAGTCGCAATTTTATTTTAGTGATTACGATTTATTTGTGACTATCGATAAATTTGACTTGAAAAAGATTGTTGATATATTGAAAAGAACCGAAGATAATGAGGATATGTTTCTGATAGAAATTAAGTTTCAAAAAGGTGATAAGAAGATTAAATTTAGAACATTAGAAGAACTACAAAAGAAATATGATGAAATTGCTAATGAAAAGTTTGACTTCGTCAAATTAGATTATGTTGTGTATCTTGGATATAGATTGATAGAGTTAAGTATTATATACGATACTGGGGATAAAAGTATGAGTGTCAAATGTGAAAAACGCTTAAAGAAGAAAATAGGTATCAACATCAACGAAATGAAAAATGGAAGATATCAATCAAAAGAACAAGCAATTGCCGTTTCTTACTCACAATTATTCAAGGAATACCCAGAATGTAATATTGAAGACGATTTAGAAGATAAATTGAAAATCGATATAAAAGACTACAAAAAAGAGGGGAAATATTATAAGGCATTAAAAAGAACATTCAGTTTATTTAATTATCGATACAAAATGGATACTAACAACAAAATTCTTGAAAAAAAAGTATTAGAATTATCAAAATTTTTTAATAGTGAGTTTGGAAACCTGTATGTTATATACTCAAACATTGAGGCAATTCAATTAATGATGGAGAACTATGATGATATTCGTAGTAAAAAAATGGTTGAACTAAACTTAAAAAATATTGGTGTTAAACAAGAAAATATTGAAAAAGTTAAAAATGAGTTGAGTAAAATGTTTAACGAAGAAGCAAAGAGATATTTAATAAAAAATTGATTATTTAAAAGTAAAAATACTTATAAATAAGTAATAAAAAGCAAAAAATGCC